TTAGATGGTGGAGATACACTTACAGAACTACAAGAAAAAAGACAAGCAGTTAAAAATAAATATCCTAAACCATAGGAGTCTAAATGCAATTATCCAAAAATTTTTCATTAGAAGAAATGGAACGTTCCCAAACCGCTCAACGTATGGGAATAAAAAATAAAGCTGGATCAGGTGAAATAAAAAATCTGACTGATTTATGTTATAATGTTTTAGAGCCATGTAGAGCAAAGTTTGATAAACCAATTCGTATTAGCTCTGGTTATCGATCAGAAGAATTATGTGTTGCTATAGGTTCAAAAAAAACCAGTCAACATGCTTTAGGAATGGCGGTCGATATGGAGATACCATCAGAAAGTAATTTAAAGGTCGCACTTTGGCTTCAAAATAACGTGGACTTTGATCAGCTTATTTTAGAATACTATACAGGAGAAGCTAACTCAGGGTGGATACATGTATCTTTTCATGAGGGTAATAACAGAAAACAAGTATTAACATTTGACGGCAAATCATATACAAATGGATTACCAGATGCAAAATGGTCTGGTGGTAAATTACAAAACTAAAGGAGAATAATATGCCATATCATACAGGAAAACATTCAAAAGGAATGAAAAAGAACAAAAAGAAAAAAAATAAAATGGGCAAAAGAAAAAGAAAATAATGGTTAAAGTAGCATCGATAAAAAACATTGTTAAAGATTTAAAACCCAGACAAAAAAAAACAATGAATCGTCACGCAAGACATCATACCCTAAAGCATATGAGATCGATGGCTAATGCTATGAAAAAAGGTGCTACTTTTGCTTCTGCTCATAGACGAGCAATGAGGAGTGTAGGAAAATGAGAGGATTTACAACTACTTCTACATTAGCAGAAATGATTAACAAAAGACCAATGCGAAAGAGAAGAAGAAATGTCAAAAAAAAGAAAAAGAAGAAAAGTACCAAAAGATAAACGAACAGGATTACCGAAGAAATATCTTGCTGGTTTATCAGGTAGTAAGAGGTCCTCTAGAGCTAGTCTTTTAAAAACAATGTCAAGAATTTATAAATCAGGTGGTACTATACCAGCTTATATGTTTAGACAGAGGGTAAAATAATGGCAACAAGAAGACCTTTATCAGCAAGAGTACAAGCAACGTTAAGAGCTAAAGCAAAGAAAAGAAAAGGTATTACTTATAGTACTTTAGCAAAAGTCTATAGACGTGGACAAGGTGCATTTTTAAGTAGCGGATCTAGACCAAGAACATCGATGGCGGCATGGTCGATGGGAAGAGTGAACTCATTCTTGAGAGGATCAAGAAAACATGATACAGATTTGCGTAGAAAGAAAAAAAGACGATGAAAACTAATAAAGAAAAATTTGCTGAGATAGATGGTAGAATAAAATTAGTAAATCAAAAAATAGATTTAATAATTAAAAATCATCTTCATCACATGAAAAAAGATATTGATCGTATCTTATATAGTTTAGGTGCGATTGGTTTGTTAGTTATAGGTCAACTCCTTTACATTATATCCAAATAGTTGTACAACCCTTAGTATGGGTTTTAAACGAATACTTGTAATATCGGACATGCATGTACCATTCCATCATAAGGATAGTATGGAGTTCTTGCGTGAAATAAAAAAAGAATATAAACCACAGTTCGTAGTTAATATTGGTGATCTTCTCGACTTTCATGCCATATCTATGCACTCACATGATCCAGATTTATTTTCTGCTGGTCATGAATTAAGAGAAGCTAGAAAGCATGTAAAAGAATTAGAATCAATCTTTCCTAAAGTTACAGAAGTAGATAGTAATCACTCTAGTTTAGTTTATCGTAGAGCTTTGAAGTTTGGAATGAGTAAAGAGTTTCTAAAAGACTACGGTGATTTTTTAGGTACAAAAAAATGGAAATGGGTTGATGATTTAACTCTTACAATGTCTAATGGTCAAAGATGTTTTTTCACGCATGGTCGTAGTGCTGATATTTTAAAGGTATCTCAAACAATGGGTATGTCTGCTGTGCAAGGGCATTATCACACAAAATTTTTAGTATCTTGGTGGGCAAATCCTGATAATTTATTCTTTGCTATGAATGTAGGTTGTTTGATCAACCAAAAGTCGATGGCTTTCAATTACGCAAAAAATTTTAAAACAAGGTTTATTCTAGGTTGTGCTGTAATAATAGATGGATATCCAAAATTACTACCAATGGTCTTGAATTCTAAAGGATCATGGATTAAAACACTTGTATGAGTTCTAATAAGCTAAAAAATACCCTGTTAAAGAGCCATAGAGCCACGCAGAGTAACGAATCAGCTTTTTCCGAGCAAGTGGGTGGAGATTGGTATAAGAAGCTAAAAATCCAACCTTTAGACTATGCTATGGATAATAATCTTAATGCTTGTCAGGTTAAAGTAGTGAAATATATTTCAAGATACAATTTAAAACATAAAAATATAAAAGATCAGATTAAAGACCTGAATAAAGCAAAACATGTTATAGATATGCTGATAGAAAAAATACAACAGAAATAATTATGTGGTTAAACATTGCATCTAAATTAGTACCAGGAATAATTAAAACAGGAATGTCTATTGCTTCTAATCGAAGACGAGCAAAAGAATTTGAATCAGTTGCAGAAATGCGTCACGCAGAAAAAATGGCTAATGGAGAAGTAGAGTATCAAAAAGCTGTAATGCAAAACAATCAACAAGGCTGGAAAGATGAGTTCGTATTAATTTTAGTTTCGGCTCCTGTGATGTTATTAATTTGGAGTATCTTTAGTGATGATCCAGAAATTATGGAAAAGGTCGATAAGTTTTTTAATCAATTTAATAATATGCCCTTTTGGTATCAAGCATTATTCATAGGAGTAGTGAGTGCCATTTATGGTCTTAAAGGTGCAGACATCATAAAAAAAAAATAATATAAATTAAATTTTAAATAAGTTATATTGCATTATGATCGATGCAGTAATTACAGATTTAGAAATGCAAATAGAAACATCAGCTTCTATGTATGGACACTATGTTGCTTTTAGATTCATAGATGTTACTCCTAGCTTTCCTAGAGTTAGCGATATGGTTCAACAAGTAAAAGAACGTGATGATGTTACTCTAGTAGATTACAATTATTCTTTTGAAAGAATAGATGAGAATACAGATATTTCTAATTTTGAAGTTACTAGACATTAAGGGCGATTTCTCGCCCTCAATATAAACATTAATGTTTTAATGTAAGTTTATCTATCGCTAATTGATTGATAGATTTTTGCTTTAGATTCTCACAATAAGAATGACCATTATTAGCTTCTACTTTTTTTAAAAGATAATAGGCTTTTCTTTTTCTGTAAGTTGCTCTAATGTCTTTATATCTTTTGTCATTAGTAGCTTTCACTTTAGCAAGAGCTATCGAACATTTTAGATTTTCAACTTTTTCAGTAATAATAAAATCTAATTGTTCTTGCATTTGGTCTTTTACTTCCTCGTAATCATCTTCTGCTTTGATTTTATTTTTATCTAAAGCATTCAGATAGACAAGTATTTTATCAGGATCAAAGACTTTAGGTCTATGCTCTATGTACTTATCTAAAGTATCGTTACTCATTAATCACCTAATTGGTTTTCGTATTCCTCTGGATTAAAATCAGTTGCAGATCCTTGCGACCATTCCTTTTCAGATTGTGGTAACTGATCGTCCATATCATTATTTTGATGATACGATTGTTTAGGTTGATTGAACTGAGGATTTGTTTTCGTCTTATCGTAATAAGGAAACAACTTAAATCCACCAGATCTATTATCCCAATAACCTTTTAATACTAAATTTTGATTATTGAGTTCTACTGCTAATATTAATTTATCTTTTTTTGTAGAGATAAATTTAGCAGTTCCGCCATTACTACCAGATTGTTTGTTCTGGTACTTATTGTACTGTGGTCTATTATATGCCATCAGATTCTCCTTTTTGTTATACATATTCACTTATTTTTCTTTGTTCGCTAATATACTTAGCTCCAAGAAAAGCATTGAATAGTTTAGTTGTTAATGGCATATGAGCTATCTCAGGAGTATCGGATCTCTTATCTAATCTTAAACAGAATGCTTTAGAAATCTTTTTTCCTGTTTCTTCTTCATATGCCTTTTGATATGCGTTTGCCTGTAAAACGTAGCCAAACGATATAAAGTTACTTGTTTTAATATCAATCAAAACAAATTTACCTGACTTATCTTTTACAATAAGATCAAGTGTACCTACATAGTTATGCTTTTTGCTATAAAGTTTTTTTTCTATCTCTATAGGTACATAACCAGCATCATTCCACCAACCTAAAAACAAGTTCCAACAATTAGTAACTTTGGGATCAGATTGAGGTAGAATTTTTTTTTTATTGAGAAAGTCCTCAATTAAACTATGAACAACACTACCTATCATAGCACCATCTTCTTTTTGATTTTTAGTTTTTTCTCTAGCTTGTTTAAAAATTTTGTCTAAAGCTAGACGATCAATAGGTTCTTTATTTTCTATTTTTTCCGATATCAAATCTTTAAATCTATACATCGGTGTATTAACAAGCCATTTAGTTAAAGAGGGTTTAATTAAACCTTGATCTATTATTGTAGTAGCAGAGAATACTTCTTTACCATCTACAAAATATCTGTGCTCATCATCATTATATTTTACTATAGTTTTATCCTTATATTTTAAAGGATACTCTTTCCACATATTTGACATATTTTCCTCACTAGTTAAGTTTCATATCTGTAATTACTGAAAACATTGCGTCAGTATCATCATAATACTTAGTCAATGCAAATAATTTAGATACGTCTGTTTTAATACCTTTTTCAAATTTATATAAATCGTAAACAGTATTAAAATAGGGTTTATTATCTTGAACAACAGCTTCAGCAGTTATTCCTTGAAACAGTCTTAAATATTTAAATTTAAGTCCTGTTATTCTATTACATAATTTAGCATCAGGTTTTTTCTTAAAAGTTTCCATCATACCAATTATTTCATAGTTTAATTTGTCTAAGTTTTTCATTTAATTCAGTACCGAATGTCCACGATTCGTTAGACAATTTCTGTATAATTTAGGATAGTCATATTCAGCTTTAGGACTAAGCCATAAAGTACCAGATCGAAAATAGTAATTCCAAACGTACTTACTACTTTCAACAAAGCCGTTAGTATTATCTTTGGCTAATGTTTTACAATGTTGCAGATCATTTGTTATTTCATCTGACTTAGAAATATCAAAAGTTCCGCTTCTACCAGCAGTATCAATAACAGGCTTATAACTGCAACTTGTTAATAATACTATTAAGAAGATTACTTTTTTCATCTTTCTTTTTCCTTTCTAATTTAAACTCCTTTAATGATGTAGCTTCAGAATTATAAATATCTATTACTTCATCAAAATAAGGACTATCTGGCGAACAAGTTAGATTTTTTCTTTCTACTACTCTATTGATCGCTTCGATTCTTTTATCTTTCCAATCACTCATAATATTACTCCGATTAATAATCCTATAACTAGCCCTAGCACGAATGCTAGAGCTAAATATTTTCTAATTATAGGATAGATT